CGGTTTAGATCGTTATCTAAAAAATCTGCGTCATAAATGGCTAATTGTATCGAGTCATTAGTGTTAACAAAACGAATCAAAACCTCGCCGTCTCTAGCGCAGCTTCGAATAATAAGACGCTGGATCTCTATCCAATTTAACCGTCCGTCGATAGAGCACGTTTCTGCGCGTTGCCATTTAATGAACGCTTTTTCGACTAGCCGATTAATTCGGGTGTCTAGTTTTCCACGATTTGTTCTAGCTTTTACCTGTAACCGAATGCCGTGCTCTCCCACGGTGTTTAACTCAGTTAGACCCAGATATTTGTAGGCATAATCGTTATTTTGTTCGAGATCTCTCGCCCTTGCCCGCAAAGCTTTTGATTGTTCCTTCAAATCCTTATTGATTGAATCCGACTGCGCGATCCAATCCTTAACGACTGTTGGAGAAGCAGCAGCCCACTTTCTAATGTTCTGTTCTAAACTCACGATCTCACCCCAAAACCGCCTCTAGTTTTTACGTTTATTTCGCCAGCCGTTTGATCTCGCATTTGGATAAGTTGCGGTAGGTCTTGGTAGGTCATTGAGCGCCCAGCGATTGAATAGCTGCTAGAGGTTTTGTTTGATAGCGTCAGGATTGCCGTTTCTAGGTTTTCTAGCCGCTTTCTAAGATGGTCGATAGGATCGTCGCTAGAAGCATCGCGGTTGGCAATAACGAGGATCTCGCCGCTTTTTATAGTGATGCGTTCGGTTGTGCTGGTTTTTGTTATGTATGCCTGATAGTCATAGCGACCAACCGCATAATTTGCTGTGATTGCTGAAGCAACTGATGCGAGATAGTTTAAACCAGAGTTAACCGCGTCTATCTCAATTTCGGTTGACCCCGAATTTTGAAGTCGCAAAACGTACTTTAACGTATAAAGCGAATTTGCGTAATCTACATTCAAATCGGTTCTCAACCACGCCAAAAAATCACCAGCAACGATGCTAGTGGGTTCTGTAGTTGCGTAATTTGCTGCATCAAACAGATTTGTCATCTGTGCATGTTTTCAAACAATCTGTCGCAAAATAAGGCAAAAATGCGACAAATTTGCAATATTTAAGAAAGTGACTATGCCTAACTTTGACGTTCTAGCGGGCTAACTACGCTTAACTACGCTTAACTACGCCGAAGCATAGTTACTTGGTCCTTGCTGCGAAAAGGTTTCTGTGTTTAATTTTCTCTTTTTAATTGTAAACTTTTAGTTGACTTTTAGACATTTAAGTACCATTGTGGCTTTGTCAAAACAACAGGAAAAAAAATGGCTTATTTAGATACTTGGACGGGGCAATTTGTTGTGACTCAAAAAGAATGGATTGCCAGCACGCTCGTGACGTTAGAAGCCGATCTTGTAGAAGGTTTGCGCGAAGGCTACTTAGAAGAGGGTGCCACTTTGCTAGATTGCTTTTACGAAACAGTGCAGTTTGAAGGTACTGAAAACGAGTACGAAGCAATGATAGATGCAATCAAAAACAAGATGAATGCTGCGTAAGCGGTCTAGGAGAACAACATGGAAAACCAACGATTTAACGCCTACATACGCTTCATACGCTCACTTTTAGAAGGTGGTAACACTATCGAAGCACTTTTAGAAATCAACGCTTTAGCCAACACGCTTGCGCTAGATTTCGCCGAAAACAGTGCAAAAGTGCGCGAACTAGACTGGATTTTTAAAGCGACAAAACACAGAATTGAAAATTCTAGTAAACTAATTGTTAAAAATAGACAAGTAGGAGTCAGATCATGAGCGATTCTTCTTTAGAAATAGCAGTTGATGATTTTATTAACGCGCACAAACCCGAATCTATAGACATAGATTTTATCAACGAAGCATACGGCTCAGTAGCTGAGTTTATAAATTCTGAAGGTCAACCAACTGGCGATCTGGGTAGAGTAACCAAACAGATCCCAGCACATCATCACAAAGACAACGTAAACCAAACTGTAGAATGGTATATCGAGTCTTTTCAAATAGCATATTACAAGCTGCCTTTAAGTGAACGGATTAGCCAAGAAGATCACACGCCTGAGATTTTCTTCGACCCAGATTTTGACTTTGCAATGGGTAAAGCAAAAAAGTTGGTGTTAGAGGGCAATCATGATCTGACTTTTACTAGGTTTGTTGAAGGATGCCCAATAGACGAAGAAAATGTTCACGAATATTTGCAAGGATGAAAATGGAGATTAAAAAAAGCAGTGTTTCGACAAAATATATGTATAACAAAATCTACGCAATTTTAGACGATAGGGAAGATCAGCAGTCAGAAAGTTTAAGCAAATTACTTGATGAACTTGCGTTAACTTTTAAAAACGACACTGGTTTTACTATTCGTTTAGATTCCGATAAACAGTAGCTCTGTTAATGCGGTATTTTTCTGCCAGTTCGTCGATGTTGCTACCAGTAAACTCTAGTCTGAGTTGTTCGCTGTTTATTCTAGGTTTCGAGTTGATGTAAACGCGCAAACCGCCAAACTCAAACCTTAGTGCTGATACGATTTGATCTATTAGCTTTTCGCGATCTGGTACCGACAACGCAGACCCTTCTACAACCTTTCTGATTATTAGATCTACAGCCACGCACCACCACCAAATGACTTATTCACTCTTTTAGGCGTTGGCGTTTGTTCGGGTTCTGGTTCTGGTTCTCTAGTGCCAACTAAACGTCTGCAAGCTAAACCGTAAACCCTAATGTCTATTGCTTCGTTTCTTGGTCTTGTCTGAACCCACTCTTGGCGTGGTCTGCCGCGCTGATACCGTGTTACAAGTTTCTCTGCTGTAAGCTGGGCAAAGTATTCTTCGTCGAACTCTACTTCGTTTGGAAAATGGCAATAGCCCGGGCCGACTTCAGTTAGCTGAAGGCGCGACATAATGATGGCCTTGCCCTGATCTACTCCCAACGGTTCTGGGGTGACGGTTTGCTGCTTGCGTTTTCTTAGTCGTTGTAGTCGTTTGATGCGGTCTTGAATAAGCGGTATACCTGCACCAGCTTGGCCTTTAATCGCCCAGCAAAATCGACGCTTTGCTACAAAGTCATAGACCAATTGAGTATTGTAACCAGCATCAACGCAACAGCCGTCTGGTTTTGTTTCTGTTAAATAGTCGGATAGGTCTTTCCAAACATCTGGCTGAGTGGTGTCACCGGCTAAAATTACATAATCTAAGGCCCAGGATTCTTCATCTTTGCCCCAGCCCACTAGCTCTAACTCTAGTCGGTCTTTCTGTACGTCAACTGCTACCGTTTTAACCTCAAACTCTAGGTCGGTTGGGTATTCCTCTCGCCGCATTATTAGACCAAGTGGGTCGATCTGCTCGCCAGCTTCCTCATAGGTTTCGCCTAGTACAGTGTTAACAAACGTCTTCATCTGTTCTTGACCAGACTTCCGCGCAGCTAAAAAGTCTTCAGCAGCGTCACTCCACCCGTACCAGCCAGCCGGTGAATAGAGACTTGATAGATGATAGCCGCGATAACGACCAACAGCAGTTGCCCTCCACTCGCCTTTATTAAGCATATTGGTTTTATGCTTTTCCTCTATTTCTATTCCGCAGCTTTCGCAATGTAACTTAGCAGTGTTTGGATCGTCATCAGTCCAAATAATCCGCTTCCATTCAATCGTCTGCATATCACCGCAGGAGGGACAGGGTACAAAGTATCTGCGCTGATCGCTTTGCTCGAAATAGTCTTCGACTGTTGATAACCCTTTTACGGTTGGCGTGCTGACCATAAAGATTTTGCGGTTTCTTTTGTAAGTTGCCGTTCGCCTAATGGCTAGTTGTATGGGTGAACCCTCACCATCAAGATCACTTGGGAACGCATCCACTTCATCTAAAAACAAGTATCTTGCTGGCATTGATCGCAACCCAACTGCTGAGTTTGATCCTGTAAGTATTAACGTGCCGCCAGCATAATCTTTTTGAAACAACGTGTTACCAGAATCACGCGCCCTAGGCGTTGCCACCTTTTCCCTTACTAAAGGCACTGCGTCGATTGCTGGTGCTAGTCTTTGTTTACTAACTCGCTTTGCAGAATCTACCGTTGGCAATACATAAAGCATGGGTGCCGGTGCGTGGCTGATCGCATAAAGTACAAAGTTTATCCCTGCCTCACTTGCTCCAATTTGTGCACCTTTCTGAAAAACGACAACATCAGTCGGATCACTTGCAGAAAGTGAATCCATGATTTCGCGCAAATATGGGGTTCTACTTGTGCGCCATCTGCCAGCCTCGCTGCTAGATGCTTGGTCTAATATGCGGTGTTCGTCTGCCCACTGCGAAACAGTCAAATCGGGTTCTGGCAAAAGTGCCAAAGCGTATGCAGTCGAATAGTTACCCATCTATTTCAATGCTCAAATCGGTCAGCATTGCCATCAGTTCCCGTCGAAGTTCTTGGGCAATTTCTTTTTCAGTCCTTCCCACCAAAAGACTAGCAACCCTATCAGGAATACTAAGACACGCAGAGCGAACCGCCCTAGCCGCCGCATCTGCTTCGCGCTCGACATCAACCAACTCGACCAATTCAGATTTTTTTTTGCGTTCGTCAAGTTCAGCCAGATTTGCATTGTGGAATTCACGTTTTGCGCGAGCTTCAGAATATTGAATAAAGCTGTCGCCAGACGCTGCTTCAACTGACGCATTTTTGCGACCTCTTAACGTTTTGTTTTGTTCTTTCGCTAATGCCATTTAGTTCTAATGAATTTGTTTTTTATTACTCTAGCCAAAAACCGCGCGTCAAATTACC